CCATCATCTTTAAAATAACCATAAATATGATTTCCTTTAAACACAATGTTTTCACCGGTGTTTATCTTACCCATAGTAAAATAAGATAGAGGTGCTACATTATAATAATCTAATAACTTAGAACTGATTTTAAACTTAGTCCAATAAGCTGCATCCAGGTTTGTCCAGTGACGCATTTCATAATCAGTAACTTTAAATTTTTCTTCTACTGTATACTCTTTTACAGAGTGATAACTGTTGTCTTTAAGGTACCTTTCATAATCAGAGCATATTTTATTAATAGCTTGCTGATATGTAAGACTAAATAACTCCATTATAAGAGTAACCTTATCACCTTGTTTACCTGAAGAAAAATCTTTAAATCTATACTGATTGTTTTCTACTTTAAAGTACACAAACATTGAAGGGGTTTTCTCTGTTTTAAACACAGAAAACATCTTTACATCTTGACCAATAAGCTTTTCACTGAGATTTAAATAGTGCTCAAATATCCATTCACTTGGCACATCACTTAACCCACCTATAATTCTTGTTGAAATCATACTTGTCAAAATTAGATAAAAGAGGGAGCTGTTTCCAACTCCCTCTTAAACTAATTAGTCAAGAGTAAAGTCAGATGCACTCCTTGTAGGAACATCTAAGTCATCATCACCAAAGTTTTCAACCGTATTGACCTCCATCTTTTTAAGATGGGTCTGCTCATCAAAAGGTACTACTTTACCGCCTTTGGCTGCAAATGCATAACCATCCTTGCTTGACTTGGGTAACCACATATCATAATTAGTATACCCTGATTTGCCTTCATATTCTTTACCGGCAACACACACATCAAAGAAAATATCTTTAAAAGGTTTTTCTTTGTTAAATGCCTCTACAAACTCTTCAATTGTATCATGTTTGTTATCTTGATCAACAAACCATGAATTAATCTCAAGAGCTTTACAGAAGTTCTGCAAGAAGATTAGGATAGATTTATCTCTCTGAATCTGAATACCTGATTTAGTAGTACCATCTGCAAATGCATATTGACTAGCTTTTACTCTACCAACTTGACCTGCATAATGACCTGCTTCAGGATTATCTTTATCAATCATAAAACCTTCAAAACCATCAATAGGTTCAGTTTCTACATTCAGCATAAGATGATATGCTCCCTTAATAAATCCAAATTCTTCTAGATTAATACTGTTTAGTTTTACAGTATGATTACCTGGTGAAATTGTTTTAGGTAATCCTGTGCCACCTTCTTTTCCTAATCCTGTTGTACTTAGTCCCATTTTTGTTTGTTTTAATTATTAATCTATGAATACTTTATCCCAATGAGTAATGTAGTTACCATCCTCATCAATTTCTGAAATCACAATTTCCTGATTACTAAGATGACTTGGTCTTGCACCGCAAGCCACATCATCATTAGTCTTGAAACTTAGGATATTCTTATTACCTTTTCTATACAGATAACCAATAGCATCTGAGTTAGAAGTAGTAATACGCTTTAGTTTACCTGTTAGATCTAAATCTAGTGCATTAAAAGTTCCACCGGCTTTCTCTAACTGAGTATCCTTTACGTGACCAACAAAGATCACATGAGGAGCCCATGTAGAGATATAATCCATAACTTTTGTAAATGCTTGTCTAGTCCAGAAATAACCTGCACCTTCAGGCATACCTAAGATGTTTCCATATTTCTCTTTACCACCACCTGGATTAAACCAATTTTTACCCATGGGTGATTTAGAATACAGAATCTCAGCATAAGGAACAATCATTTCTTCTAAAGCAGTAATAGTATCTACTGCTACATACTTGTAAGGATACTCTGCATCTTTGATAGCCTTACCAATCTGTTTGATTTCATCTACAGATTTAGCATCAACTTTCATTGCTTCCAAGTATTTAGTACCACCTTCTAAGTCTAAAATAAGACAATTATCAAGTTTTGATAATACACTTGTCTTACCTGTTTTAGGCTTAGAAAAGATGATAAGATTCTTAGGGCTCATTGATTGAGGAGCCACTTTCTTTGTTGGCAATACAATTGACATGATTTACTTTTTGATTAATTCATTTAACCATTTCTTATGACTTACAGGTTTTTGCATCAAGATAGCTGCTACATCTCTAATAGTCAATTGACTAAGAGGAGCATCTGCATCTGGATCAAGTAACTCATCAAAATCCGGAAATGGTGATGATTCTTCTTGTTCTGCTGAATCAAATTCAATCTTTACTAATTCAGACACAGGTACAAGATACCTAAACTGACCAGTGGAAGTTACTTCTGTCTTATCATACTCTTCTTCATAATGAGGATTAAACCTCCACTTGTAAAGAGTTCTAGTTGGATCTTCAGGTTCAAGTTCAATGCTTGCAAATTCTGTGTATATGTCCTTACCCTTTCTGACCTCACTTAGAAAGAATCCAATGTGATGTTCAGTTTTTCCTTTAGGAATATAGGCACACTTAGGAATAAACAAAGGATTGTCTTCTTGAATCAATTTAAATTTCCAATCATGATGTTTTAGTAACTCTTCTGTTTTTTCAGCTCTGTTTACTGATGTTTTTAGACTCATATGTTATTTATTTAGTTGATAATCTTTTCTCCTGTTGAGGAGGTGTAATCATTTCTACAAGTTTCATCTTTTCAAATTCAGCTCTAAAGAAACTAATTCTAGTATCACCATTTCTACATTTAAGAAAGTGTAATACAATAACTCTATCATCTTCAATAACATATCTATCTGGACCATAGTATCTTATCTTCTGTTTTGCAGGTCTATTTATGCCAATGACATTATCTGCATGTTGAAGAATTACATCTGAACCAAATATATCAGACTCTAGCACATAGTTACCATACTTACCTTCTTCATTTCTCTCCGGATTATCAATGTTTCTATTCAACTGACTAAGTAGAATAAAAGCAATTGGATATTGTCTTTTGAGCCATGTTAAAGCTTCACCAAGATTGTTAAGCATATCCTGCTTATCTTTCTCATATGGAGCCTTCTTAAATAGTAAAGAATGATCTATAGTAATCAGAACTTTTGGTAAAATCATATTCCCTTCTGAATCATAATGTGCATGTTCCATTATATACTCCCCTATAATCTGCTTGAACTCTTCAATGGTACAAGGCTTCTCTACTACATCTATGGGATATTTAACTTTGGCTTTTGCGTAATCATAACATTTTTGTAAATCATCATCTGAAAGTTTTCCATCAGCACTACATAAGTACTTGTAAGATTTTCCTACCACACTTGAATACTCACGTATTGCAGAAGTACGAGCTAACATTTCAAACTGAAACTGTAATACTCTAAAGTTCTCACCGGGGTTTAGTACAAATGATTCTCTTACAATTTGTTCTGCTATAAGAGTTTTACCACTTGCAGGTCTACCGGCAAGTACATTTAGAGTATTCCACTCTATACCTGCAGTTAGTGCATCATCAACTTTTGGCCAAGGAGTCTTAAGACTTCTAATTTTTCCTTGCATTCTGCCTTGCAGATACTTTAAGGATTCTTGAAAACCTTCCCTTTGACTATTCCAAGGTTTCTTTGGAGTAGCCTTTTTTGCATCACTCATAAATATATGTTAAGATGTTTGTTCTTTGACTTTCCCGTATAGAGAATAGAAAATTGTAAACAACAATTCAATCCAAAGATATTGAAAGATTCCTACAGGAACAATATACAAATTGATAATAAAATATGTAATCACAGATCCTGATATTGCAGCAATCATTCTTTTTAATTTATTACTCATACTACTTTTTCACTAAAATGACTTTGTGTATAATCACCATCTCCATTCAGATACACCTCACAATAATTAGCCAATTCAGATTCAAAAGTTTTCTCTGCAGGGTTTAGCTTCCGGATAAAGTATTGAGATGTTCTCATGTACTTATACCCTTGTCTTTCATACTCATCAACATACATCTTGGTAGCATTAATTACTGTGTCCCAGTCATATGTGTGATTCTCAAAAAACCATCTAAAGTTATTCTCCAGATTCTTTTTATCTGACCTAGCGTATTTACCACTTGGTAGCTTAAATTTAGGAAAAATTTCTAAATAAACTTCAATGTTTTTAGTAAAATCTTCTCCCATTAAAGCCTCTGAAGTCTTCTTTTTACTCTTTTTAAAGTAAGCATCAATTTCACCTACAAACTGTGCTGCTTTACCTGTCAGTACACCCTCTTCAGTTAACCAACCATTAGTTTTTAATCTTTTAAGTTCTAACTCAGTAGATATAAAGTTACTAGGTATTATGTTTTGCTTCATGCAATAAAGCATGTATAACTGATTAGGGGTCAAACTGTTTTTTACTAGTTTGTTAAAGATATCTTGCATACTACCACTCTATTTCAAATTTGTAATTTTTCTGAACTAGCTCTTTTGTTTTATTAAATACATCTTTACAATCCCATTCTTCTTGATTGTAGTAAGATGCACTTGCCGGGTGACTAACATAAAGCTTATAGTTGTTATCATTAACACACTGAGCCCATTCTTCTGCTTTTTTACCCATGTAAATATATACAAGTCCAGGATTATTCCAAGATAACCAATCAAACAAGTAAGCTA